GTCTCCTGTGTCTCAGATCAGGCGCCCGACCAGAGCGGGAAGTTGCTGAAGTCAAGGACCGCCTTGAAGAGGTCTCCCGAGTTCGCAGTCTCCAGCGCGCGGCCGACGTGCGAGAAGCCCGAATTGGCGGCGAAGAAGAAGCCGTTCGAGCCGACCATCACCGGGTAGCCCAGCGTGCTGACGGCAGCGCCGGCCTGGATCTTGGTGACGCCGATGGCGAGCGCCGACACAGTGTCGCCGGAGCGCGCCGAGCTGAGCAGGACGCCGAGCGCCTGCCCGTTGGCGCCGGCTGCGGTTGCCGCCGCGACGAGGGTGCCGTTGATGGTGATCGCGCGAAAGCGCGAGGACTGTGCCGACAGATCTGCCGTCGCCGTGACGGGAATGATCAGATCCAGCTTGTTGCCAGTGGTCATGGATCAGCGACCTCCCTTCTCGGCCCGGACCTGCGCCGCGTGCTGGTCGGGGTAGTAGCGGTACGCCTCGGCCAGCTCCGGGTCGCGCTTGAACACGATCCCCGAGAACTTGGCGAGCTGCTCGGACGTCAGTTCGCCGTTGATGCCGTGCTCCTTGGCGACGGCCTGCGCCTTCAGCCGCACGACCTGATCCGGCGTGAGACCGGCGGGCACCTCGTCGTCGAACTTGGCGAGCGAGAAGGTGGCCGGCTTCTTCGGCTCCTTCTTGTTCTTGTTCGGGTTTTCCCGGATGAACTCCTTGACGTCGTCGAGCGAGACCTCCATGACCTGCTCGTCGTCCTCGACCTTGTAGACCTTCACGAACCGCTCGCGCGCGGCCGGCAGGATGTCCTGCGACTTGACCGAGGCTTCGAGCAGGTCCTTGATGTCCTTGCGGTGACGGTTGACGCGGTCCTGACGGACCTCGTCCTGCAGCGCCTGGAACCGGGTCTCGGTCTGCTTGAAGGCAGCCTTCTCGGTCTTGAGCGCGGTGTTCTCCTGCCGAAGCGCAGCCACTTCGGTGGTCAGGCCCAGCAGCTTGTCGCTGAGTTCCTGCAGGGTCGGCGTGTTGTCGCCTGACATTTGCTTCTTCCTCTCATAGATGGGTGTGAACGATTCCCGCGTGAACTCTGCCCGTGAGATATAGTGCAGGTCAGCGGCCTTGGCCGCCGTCATGAACGCCTTCTCGGACGAGAGCCCGGTGAGATCCTTCAAGATGCCGACTGCGGGCTGGTCGGCACCCAGAAGAGCAACCGCGTCCAGAACCCACGGGATGACCCGCGACGATGCCTGGACATTTTGCAGCAGCTCGATGGATACGAACTTGAGGTACTTCTGATCGATGAGGTCTGCGACCTTCGCAGGCACCTCGACGTCCGCGAGCAGCTTCGAGCCGTCGCGATAGATGCGCTGGACCCAGCCCATCGCGAACTGCGAAGTTGGGTCTTGACGCGCATCTGGACCGTCATGGCCGAGCTTGAGCGGCACGCGCCCGGCCAGATCCAGTCCGTTGAATGAACGCACGATGGTGTCGAGATCATCGGTGGTGAACGGCATCCCGTTCCAACGCCCGGCAGCGAAGATCTCGACACCCTTCAATTCTTTGATCTGCGAGGCCATCAGTGCACATCTCCTCCTTCCAGTGGCTGGACGGCGCACACGCTGCACGGCGCCCATCGGTCAATGTTGATGGTGTCTGTGGAGTGACCGCGATGCACGGCCGCCACGTCAGTGAAATGCTTGGCCATCTGTTCACAAGCGTCAGCGAGGTCTTCGGCCAGGAACACGACGGACGCTTCCAGCTTGAAGTACTTCACGAGATGCGATCCTTAATCCTGATGTTGTCCGTCATGGTGCGCTCGAAGATGCGCGGCTCGTATTTCACCGCGCACAGGTCGGTGTACTCGTTCGGGCTGACGCCACGCTTGCGCATCATGCCACTGACGAGCATGCCGCCGTGAACCGTCTCGCGACGATACCAGCGCCCGTCATCCGGGACCGAACAGGTGCGGCCAAGCGCCGCAGCGCACTCAACAGGCGTCATTTCACGGCTCCCTGCTCGGCAGTATCAGCCCATTGTACTGCAAGCGGTCGACGAGATCCTGCGCGTCGTCTTCAGCAGCCAAGCTGCGCAGGTCATGCCACCACTTGAAACGCCAGAACGTGCGTAGCTCCTGCACGAGCCAGTAGTCACCACCTCCCTGTAGACTGGCAATCACAAGCACGGCACGGTAGCGCACAGGGTCACGTTTCAGCGACAACATCGGCTTGACAATCCGCTCCTTAGCCGCAGCGGTCACAGCCACTTCCTCAGCGACGAGTCTCGAAAACAGTCTGGACGCGATGCCCATCACTTGCCTCCTGCACCGAACCCGGTGGCCGGCTTCACATCTGGGACCTTGTCGGTCTTGCCGTCCCAGTTGTCGTCCGCCGTGATGGGGACGAGAACCGAGCGACAATTGAAGTGATTCGGTGGCCGGATATCGTCCCACGCAGGGTCATCCGCTTCCAGCACGGTGCCGTTCAACTCGCGACAGATCTCGGTCGTTGAATCATCTAGCACCGCTGCATATTCCAGCGCAAGCACATAGTTTGAGTTAGAGGGGTCCGTGAACTCAGCGAAACGCGCCTCATTGAGTGCCTCGAACATCGTGGTGCGGATGGCAGTGTTGAGGTAGGCCAGCGCACCTTCCTCGGTGTCCTGCCAGAGCGCATCTAGCGCATTGTTGACTGCCTCATCGCCTTCGTTAGCACGTGCCTGATCGCGAGTCGTAAGACCCACGGAGACCAGTCGATCCCAGATGTTGGCGCGGACGGCGCCCGGGCTGAGCCCGTACTTGATGCCGTTGAGGATTTCGTTCTGCATGATGCCGGCCGCTTTGTCACTGATGTCTCCCGAGACCTTGTACGCCTTCGCTTCGAAGTACTGCGCTGCGTTGTCCCGCAGATTCACGAACCGCCGTGCTTTCACCACGTGCGGCGTCACTTCACCACGCGCCTTGTCCAACTCGTTTGCGGCAGTCGTGTCGCCGAGCTTGAACGCCTCGTTGAGTGCGTAGGCAGCAAGTGCCTTGATACGCCCGCGATCGCCGCCGCTGATGTCGATGGTGCTGGTCAAATTGGCATGCGACTTGAGCCACTTCTGCAGATCGCTCAGGGGCGCAGTGTGCGACACGGCGCGGGCGACAGCGGCGCCGATTCGGTCTGCCGTGCTTTGTGCTTCATCCTCGGTCTTCTTGTCGATGACGCTGAAGTTGACGCGCTGCACCGCGCGTGAGAATGCACCCATCGACGCCATCAGCGGACGTCCGGTGCGCGTGTGCGCGACGACACGCATCTGGGTCTTCGCTGCACCGCGCGTCACACCCTGCGCGCCTGCCTTCGGGGCTTCAGCGTTCGGTCCACCCGGCGCCTGCGTGCGGGATGGAACGTTCGTCGGCGCTCCGGGCTCGTTGGGATTGATCGGCTGTCCAGGAGCAGGCTGCGCACTGCGCGTCGGCAGTATCTCTTCGTCTGGATCACGGCTCGGCATCTCCATGATCTCACGGATGCGCTCCTCGTCCGTCGCGGTCGGCAGCACGGCTCCGGCCGTGACGAGCTGCGTCCATGTCGTGATGAGCCAGCGCACCAGCTCGGTGCCCATCGGCTTGAACATGAACTTCGGGTATTCACCGTCACCCCAGTTCTGCTCACCGAGATCGTAGAACAGTTGCTCGTTGAGGCACGACTCCAGTCGGTCGGTGTCTGCCTTCACCGTCCACGCGAACGACTCCAACTGCGTCTGCGACTGCGAGTAAGAGCCGGTCTTGCCTGTGTGACTGACGCCCATCAGGTTCGGCACCAGCAGGGCCTTGGCGATGGCGAGATCCTGGAACTCGATCGCCTTGTCGAATGCGTCGGTGGTCTGGGGGAAGTGCACGTCCATCGTCACGCCTTTCGGCATGAGGACGGAGGTGGTGGCCTTCATCGACGAGATGACGTCTTGCAGTTGCCGATACTGCTGCGAGCCCGGCACGAGGTTCGATTCAGGGGCGACAGTGGCGACGATCATGCCACCACCGAGCTTCTCCATGTAGAGGCCCCAGTAGCGGTACAGCACCTCCTTGAAGTACCACGGACGATACGCCTCGCGCAAATCGCTCTGCCCGAAGTACATATCGAACTCGGGGTTGTGGACGTAGTGGATGAACTTCGCCATGTCCAGCAGGATTAGCTTGCCGCCCGCGCGCTGCTGCGCCTGCACCAGCATGCCGTAGGGATCAGTGATGAATTCAAAGGTCGACGGATCGCGGCCAATGAGCCGCGCGAGCCCGACGTAGGTCTTGCCATCGATCTCGATCTGATTGTAGACCTTCTCAGTGAGCGAGAACCCATAGTCGCGACCCGTCGAAATCATGTTCAATGAGTCGATGAACGAACCCGGCATCTTTTCTATGATGCGCTGAAAAACCTTGACACGTAGAGCTTGATCTGTATCCGAGAGCTTCGTATCATCATCGAACTCGAACGTCCAGCCGCGCGATAGAATAGCATCGCGCTTGAACGTAACGACTGCCTTGACCTGTTCATCGACTCGCATCTTAGAGTAGATGCTGAGTCCCCTCTTCTTGACGAGATCATCTGGGTTGTAGCGCGGAAAACCAGACCCCGACATGCCGAACGTATTGCGCTCTACCGACACGATAGACGTATCGATGCGCAGGTCAGGCGAATTTGTCGCTGGCGCACCGCTGGCGACCGGCTGTGCAGGCGTTGCGGCGAACGTGATAGCCGGCGCCGCTTCAAAGCCAAACAGACGAAGGATCGGGTTCAACCTACGTAGCCTCCAAAGAAGTCGCTCTTGGCGACAGACGAGGCGAGCGCCTCAACCACTGCTTCAGGCGCAACATTGAGCGTCGGCGCCTGCGTGGCATACTGCATCGCGAGCGAATCTGCCCGGTCGGGCGATGTGAGTCCATCGTCTTTCATCTGTTGTTTCGTCATCAAGTCTTCGACACGATCTGTATTGGGGTTGGTCTTAATGGAACAGAGCTGCGCATCGAACTCATCCCACGGATCCACGAACTCGTCGTCTTCCTTTATAGTCTCGTCTTCATCCATCGCAGAATCGAGAATCACAAGACGGTTGTCACGCAGATCGTTACGAAGAACCATGTACGACTGAACACGGCGATTGCGCCAGAGCTTCTGGTTAGACGACGCCTCGCCGCCCTTGTATAGCACGACGCTGTGACCGCGCTCGATCAGCACACCACCAAGACCGCTGCCGACACCGAGCGAATCGACGACTAAATCATCCTGTCCCTTCGTGCCGCCGTACTGCGTAAACAGCAATTCCGCCTCATCAGCACCCTTCGTAGCAGCCGAACCTTGACTGAACGAGTAAGTCTTCTGCTTGAGCAGAATGCGCATCGTGTCGAAATGACGCATGACGGTGATCACCGTCTTATCTTCGCCGCCATCGGCAACGTCAATACTGACACGCAGACGACCGATGGAGCCGTCACCCTTCAGTACGGCAGGATCATCACCGCGTTCACGCGCCCGCGCCAGCCACTCGGGAGTGATGAGCTGATTCTCACCGGCCTGTGCGAACTCACCGAAACATCGAATCTTAACGATGGGGCTGTCTTCACCGTACTTGCGCACCATTGCCGCGACCCAACGACGATCAACACGCGGCGCCTTATCAAGCGTGATCTTAATCCGCCAGAAGTCCTTCGCGACAGACTGACGCAGATGCGAGTGCGCGAATGTGCCGCTGTTCTTCGTCGGGTTGCCGATCATGGCGAGTATCTGAATGGCTCCCGTACTCACGGCCCCGAACAGCGTAGGAAACAGAAACTCCTTGATGCCTGACGCCTCGTCAAGCAAAACGAGCTGATGATCGGCGTGCAGACCAGCGAGATTTTCAGCGGTGGACGCCGTCTCACCCTGCATGAACCAGTTCTCGGTGTCCATCCACTTCATATAGAGGGCGCCGATATCACGCGTCATCAGGCGGAACTCAGGAATCGCACGATCACGGATCTTTCGCAGTTCCATCCACAGACGGGTCTTGAGCTGACCGATCTTGGGCGCGACGCACGGTATGCGTGCGTAGGGAAAGACGGAACCGAACCAGCACGCCATCCCGGCGATCCACATCGTCTTACCGGGTCCGTGCATGGCCACGGCGGTAAACCAATTCTTAATGTCGTCGGCGCGCTGAACCACGACCGGACGCTGATACATATAGCGCACGTAGTCACACACGGCGTCGTTCGATTCACGCTGCCACGGGTCCGGGTCTACTCGAAGGACATCGACCCAGAAGGCGTTCTGGTCAAAGCGATACTTCTCGACGAACGCGGTTCCCGCGTCGACGAGTCGCTCAGTGTGTCTTTCGGATGGACTCTTCGAGCCGGCTTGCGCCATCGACCATCCCTTTCTTGAACGCGGCGAGCGAACCATCGCTGTTCGTATGATCTATCTGTGCCTTTTCTCTCCAGGTTTCCGGGCGCCGAGCCTTGAGAATACCGAAGAGCGCGACGGGCTGATTCCCGTATTGCGCCATATGAAGCAGCCTGTCCTCTACGGTGTCGACGTTCAAGTCGCGCGCTTCTTCGAATGCCTGCGCGAAGACTTCGTCACTGCGGCGTGCCATGTGCACGATGACAGGCTCGATGCCGACTTCCAACGCTGCATCGGCGACGGTGCCGCCGCGCGCGAAGACACTGAGGAATTCTGTCTTTTTGACTTCGTCGAAACGAGCGAGGGCTTGTGACGCAGCACCACGCAGAGCCTTCTTCCTCTGCGCCGAGCTCGCATGATTCTTCTTTGCGGAGGATTTCTTCCTTCGCTGCTTCGTCACTGTGTCCGCCGCTCCAACCCCGCGCCCCTGTTGGGCGCAAACTATAGGCGCATCAAGTACTTGCGCGCAAACCCAAGAGCGCAATCTTGCGATCGCATCGCCAAGTGACTGTCGCTAAACGAAAATGAGGGCGTCGGGTGCAGCAGCACCGGACGCCCTCGCTCCATTGACGGCGGACACCGTGCGGCAGGAGTATGGTCATGATACGCAAAACAGCCGCAAAGACCACCCCAGTAGCCTTCAAAAAGGCTAATGTCTCGATGGCTAATGCCCCGCCATCTGCATATTTTCAATTCCACATCTGTTTACATTAGGCACATTAGGCTAATTGTATAAAACTATACACACACTAAAAAGAGTCTATACGTATA